AATACTGGAGACTTCTTGAAGATTTAGGAATTTCTAAATTTTTAAATGAAGCAAAACGCGCCGACGAAGGAGGCGAATGAAGCACAACTAGTTGATAAACTAACATTAACTATTAATTAATGCAAACAATAACAGTAACTTATACTATTAAAAATGTCGTATCATTCGCGCCTGAATATGTATTTACTAAATGTAATTTATGTTTCAATGCAAAAACCGGACGTAAAATAAAACAGATTTCAAATAACGGTTCGATAGGATATATTATAAGAAACAAATTTAAGTCGTTAAAGTATCTCAGATCGCATTTAACCAAACCAATTAAATCAAATTGTCCTTTTTAAAACTAATTTAGTATATTTGTATATGGATATAATAGAACCCTGGTTAGTATTAAATCATATATCTAAATCGTATAACTCAGGATTTAACATGGAAGAAATTGATAATATTAACTATAATGGAGAGGTATATTATTGTTTGGTATTGTATTATGAAAAATATGTGATGAATTAATGGCTTATACTAAAGAACAGAAAACAAAAGCAAAGGAATTAATAATAAAAGGTATATATGAAGGTAAAAGCCTTAAAAGTATATTAGATAACAATAAAGAACTTCCTAGTAGGCCAAGAATATATGAGTGGTTAAATAAATCACACAGTAAATATGATGAAATCTTTTGTAACAATTACATACGCGCGCGCGAAGATTCCGCAGACATTGATGCTGATAAGATAGAAGAATTAAACCAGGAGGTAAGAGAAAAAAAGGTTGATCCTTCACAAGCGCGAATAATAGCAGATAATCTAAAATGGATTGCAGGAAAGAAAAAGCCTAAAAAATACGGTGATAAATTAGAAATAGATTCTAATATAAAACATCCTATTATAGGAATTACTTTCGATAGTAATGAGTGAAAAGATTATATACATTGATAAAAACAATAAACTTAATTTAAGCAAACTTAGACCAGCTCAAAGAGAGTTTATAAAATCCACTAAATTAAACACAGGAATTAAGGGCGGTTACCAATCAGGAAAATCTTTATCAGGTGCAATTAAGGTAATAACTAAACTATTACAAGATCCTGGAGTACCTATTGCATACTATTTACCTACATATGCACTATTTGACGATATGTTAATCCCTAAATTTACTAAGCTATTCAATGATTTAGATATTACATTTAAACATCATAAGCAGGATTCTAAAATAATAACTCCTTATGGTGAGATATGGATGCGTTCAATGGACACTCCGGATAGAATAGTAAGTTATTCGGTTGGATATTCCTTAGTTGATGAGGTTGATGTAGTACACCCTAATAAGCGTGAAGATGCTATTAAGAGAATAAGCGGAAGGAACTCATATAAAAAAAGCACAAAGAATTGTATTGATTTTGTCTCTACTCCTGAAGGATTTAATTATATGTACAACTATTTTATTAAAAAAGCTAATGATAATAAACTGTTATTAACATTAGACACGCTTGATAATAGAGCTAATTTAGGGGACGGTTATATTGATGGATTGAGGGAAATGTATGATAAAAAGCTATTAAAAGCTTATTTGCATGGTGAGTTTGTTAATTTAACTTTAGGATCTGTTTATTATAAATTCAATAGAGAACAGAACCATTCTAATGAAACCATTAAAGACTATGATACTTTGTATTGTGGAATGGATTTTAATATAGGTAATATGTCTGCATTAATTCATATTAAAAGGAATTTAAAGCCGGTTGCAGTTGATGAAATAACAGGAGTTTATGATACTTCTTCAATGATTAATGCACTTAAAGATAAGTATCCAAAGAAAACAATAACTATATATCCAGATTCGAGTGGGAAAAATAGGGCAACCAATGCAGATAAGACCGACATACAACTATTAAAAGATGCTGGATTTAGATTAAAATATAAAAGCACTAATCCTCCTGTTATGGATAGAATAAAAAACATGAATAGAATGTTTTGCAATGGTAAGAATGAAGTAAACTATATGGTTAATACTAAAATGTGCCCTGAATATACAGAAGCACTCGAAAGGATGGGTAATGATAAACATGGGCAACCAGATAAAACAAGTGGATTCGACCATATTACTGAGTCAGGAGGATATTTTATTTATTATGAATATCCATTAAGAACCAGAAGACCTCCAATAAACTAATTATTATGAAAGTAAGCAATAATACAGAAAAAGAAATATCAGATTTATACGATATGATTGAAGACGAAATACATGATATGTGTAATATTATAGAAAAGAAAACAGGATATTTCACCACTGGTAATTTTTCTATTTATGAAGATCATCCTAAACAATGTATGGATATACAATTAGACATTGCGTTATTAGAAAGACCACACGAATATTATGAAAATAAAGTTGAATATTATAAAAAAATAAACCCTGATAATGTGTTAGATAAGCGCATACTAGCACATAGACACAATAGTTGGTATATGATTTATGATGGCGTTCACAGAACAGAAGCTAATAAAAGGCTTGGTAATAATAAAGTAAGGGTAAATATAATAGTTCCAAAACCTAAAAAATAGTTTTGTTTTAGTACTGTAACAATATAATCAATCTATACTATATCAACACTTTCAAAAAATAGGTTTTAATAGTTTCCTTGTTCTTATTTAGATTTAATTTAAATAGTGTATATTTGCATAAACATATTTGCAAAAAATGCCTTTATTACCAAGTCAGATAATAGATAAGTTAAAGCATCGAAATCCTGCATTTCTTAAATTAGAATCCCATCACAAAAAATTATTAATGCATGTTGACGGTATCGGTGTTACTGAATACCTAAATAAGATACAACAATTTGAAAATGAAGAACAAATAAGGCTACGAGAACAATATGCTAAATCAAATAAATCTATTTTTAGCTCATTACTTAGACCTGTAGATAAGATATTTACAGCTAAAGGAGGAGGGCGTTCTTATCAAGTATCTTCTGAAGTAGCAGAAAAGCAGTTCAAAGAAAAGTTATCAGACATAACAGAAGATTTATCACTGCCTAAATGGGTACAAGCCTACTGGAAAGATAAAATAGTAGTTGATCCGAATGGATTATTCCTTATTGAGAATAAAGATGGTGAAGCATATCCAACTTATAAAAGTATATTTTCTATCTATGAATATAAGTTAAATGGACAATCAGTAGATTGGGTTATATTCAAACCTGTAGAGATAGCTAGAACTAATGTTAATGGAGTAAATAAATCAATTAAAGTAGTAAGAGTTTATGACAACGAAAATGATAGTCTTTATAAGTGGGATGGAAATCAATTAATATTAATAGAAGATAAGACCTTTACTAATCCCTGGAAGAAAGTACCAGCCGTTATTATTTCTAATATTGTCGACACAGTTACAGGATATAAAGAAACACCAATAGAGAACGAGGTTGAATTAGGTGATAACTACTTACTACAAGCATCAATAAAAACTATATACCAATTTAAACAAGGATTCCCAATTATATGGATGTATAAATCTGCATGTAATATATGTAAGGGAACTGGAACATATAAAGATAAGTCTTGCAAGTCCTGTAATGGAACAGGATACAGCGTTCAAAGGGATGTGTCTGATATAAAACTAATCAATCCACCATTAGACAATGAAACGCCTAGATTAGATCCATTAGCCGGATTTATACAGCCGGATCTTGAAACATGGGTACAAATGATTAATGAGTTATCTCTTATTCGTACCGCTATGGAGTACGGACATTGGGGAACTAATCTGATAAGAGAAAAAGAAAAGACTGCAACTGAGGTATGGGTAAACGTACAGCCAGTTAACGAAAGGTTAAATCAATATGCCGATGGAGCAGAGTTAATAGAAACATTATTAACAGATTTATTAGGGCAGTTTTATTATCCTACTCAATACAAAAGTGCATCAATACATTACGGGAGAAGGTATTTAATAGAAACGCCTGACCAGTTAATTAAAAAGTATGCTGAAGGTAAAGAAAAGGGATTAAACGAAACGACATTAAATTATATTCTAATACAGTATTATCAATCTGAATTTGCAAACGATTTCAAAGGCCTAGATAAGAATATTAAGCTATTAAAAATAGAGCCTTTTATCCATCATAGTATATCGGTTGTATTAGGCTGGAATATAACACCAGAAGATAAAAAGGCTAAAACATATTTCAACGAGTGGGCAAAGTTACAAACGGAGAACCATATTAACGAAACTGATTTAGATAAATTAAACAAAGAATTTGAAAACTTTTTAAAAACAATAAAAAATGAAGGAACAAACGTATAATGAATTTGATGTAACATCATTTAAATCTACATTAGTTTACAATAAAGTAACTCATGAAGAAGATAAGATATGGGATTCTAAATTAGTCAAACTAAATAATGCCAGGTTTATTCTTCCAGTACCGGAAAACATGATACCAACTAAAAGAGGATCAGTAAGAATAACCGAAAAAGAGGCATTACATAATAATACACATGCAGTAAGGCGAAAAAAGTGGTATATATTGGCAAAGGAAGAAGAAAAACCAATTGCTAAAGATCAACGCAAAGAATTATTTGCAGAAGCTAAGGAATTAGGAATAGAATTTCCTAAGAATATTAAAACTGAAAATTTAATTAATAAAATAAAAGAAGCAAAAGAATAAAATGATTAAAAACTTAGATCAATTAGCAGACAGGCTAAAAGGAATTAAGATAGGCGACAAAGAGTTAACTATCGACATGCTGAAAGAAAGTATCAGCAGCGAAGCAGAAATTGAGTTAGATATCACTCAAATAAATATGTTAAACGATTCCAAATTAGAGGAAATCAAAGAAACATATAAAAAACGAGGCTATGAAGAAGCCAGAATACCAATTAAGGAAATGACAATGAAAGAACTTAAAGGTATCACAGGCTTTGAAATAGAGGGCTATAAAGAGCCTAAAACATTTATTAGCGCTTATAAAGAATCTATATTAAAACAGGCTAATATTAAACCTAATGAACAAATAGACGAACTTAAAGGTAGTTTGCAAGCGTTACAAAATACTTATAATACAGATATTGAATTAAAGGATAAGGAGATATTAGGCTATAAGAGTAAGACAAAGCAAATAGAAATAGGTTCTTTAG